GATGTTCAGCGCAAGACAATCACGCGCTGACCTGCCGCCCGTTGCGCAGTCAGTCGTCGATGAGCTTATCGCCGGACTTCCGGGTGTGCGGCAGGCCGCAAGTGATGCACGGATAATCACGGTGTTCGCGCCATCCGAGCTTTCTGCGGCAATACTGAAAGAAGCGGAAAAGCAGGGTATCCCGCCAAATGAAATTCATGGTGTTCTCCACAATGGGTTTGTCTATATTGTGCGCCAGAACCTCAAAAACCGACAGGATGTCGAGGAAGTGTTGGCGCACGAGATTCTTGGGCATGGTGGAGCGCATGCCTTGATGGGGGATGCGCGTGAGACGGTGCTGATCGAGTCGTTCAACCGCGCTGGCGGAATTGGTGGCGTTCGCGCCATCGCATCGAAGCATGGCGTTTTGAAGGAGCTTGACCAGCGCCTACCGGCCACCAGCAAATTGTCAGACGAACAAAAGATCGCCGTCGTTGATGAGATGCTGGCCTTGGCGCAGGGAAAGAATCACAAGCTGCGACAGGCCGCGCTTGAATGGTGGAACCGGATACGCAATTTCATCATCAGCAAGCTCGACAAGGCCGGGTTTCATGACATGGCTGCAAAGCTCGACAAGTACGATGCAGGCGAAGCAGCTGTTATGCTGCGCCAGATGCGCGAGGCTGTGATTGACGGCGGCGATATTGGCGGGCATGGCGTTGCATTCATGGTGGCACGCAAGAACGGAAACCAGCCGCCGCTGAACCTGCAAGACGGCAAGCCCGCCAACCCGCAGCCCGATCTACCTGCCGAAACGCTATTCCGCCATGCGCAGCGGCTCGGACAGGACAAGCTCAACCGCTTCACGGTCATCAAGGACTGGCTGGCCGAGCAAGGGGTGAAGCTCTCTGAACTGGCGGACGTGTACAAGGCCGAGGAACGCATGCACTCGCGCTTTGCCAACAAGGCTGAGGATTTCCGCGAAAAGCGCGTCAAGCCGCTGGTTGAGAAGATACAGAAAGCCGGGTTCAGCATGGACGACGTGGCGCAGTTCCTGCACGCGCAGCACGCACAGGAGCGCAATGCCCAGGTGGCCAAGGTGAATCAGGATCGCCCAGACGCTGGTTCTGGCATGACCGATGCCGAAGCCAAGGCAATTCTGGCCAAGGTAAGCCCGGAACTGAAAAAGCTGGCCAACGAGTTCCGCGCCATTGCCGACGACACGCTGGCCATTCTGGTGAATTCCGGCATGGTGAGCAAGGAACAGGCGGCGGCCTATCGTGGCGCCTACCAGAGCTATGTGCCGCTCAAGGGTGGGCCGGATGATGGCAAGCCGACGGGCACCGGCAAGGGCTTGAGTGCCCGCCACAAGATCAAGCGGGCGCTGGGCCACGAGATGCGCGAGGGCGGCGAATGGATCATCGAAAACCTGCTGGCAGATCATGAACGTGCGCTGATGCTGCGCGAAAAGAACATCGTCGGCATCCATCTGCTGAACATGGCGGTGGAGGTTGGGCGCGCCGATCTGCTGACCATCGACAAGCCGAAGAAGCGGCAGGTGCTCAAGGAGAACGTGGCCTACGAGGTACTGCACAAGGGGCAGGTAATCGGCGCCTTCGACAGTCAGGAGGCGGCACGGCTGTTCAGGGGGCAGGCCATGAGCCTGTACCAGAGCAGCACGCCCAGCCATTTCACCATCCGGCGCACGTCTGACCCCGCCGTGGTGCTGATGGCTTCGCCGATGCCCGCCGATAACGAGGTTATCGTCTATGTGCATGGCCACGAAATCCGCGTGCAGATCAACGACGAGATTCTGGCGCGGGCCTACAAGAACATGGGCACCGACGCCATGCCTTGGATTGTGCGTGTCGGCGCTGGCCTGAACGCCTACTTCTCGCGCATCTACACCGGCTACAACCCGGAATTCATCGTCACCAACATCGTGCGCGACTTCACCACTGGCCTTGCCAACATCACGGGCGAGGAAGGTATCGGCATGGCGGCAAAGTCTGCCAAGAACTACGCGGCGCGGTTTGTCGAACTGTTCAAGTACGCCTACACCGGCACCGAAACCAAGTGGGTGAAGATGTATCGCGAGGATGGCGGCAACACCGGGGCGGCTTACTTGTCCGATATGGAACGGCTGGGCAAGGAAATCCAGACCGAGTACGCGGCCTATGAGGGGGTCGTCAAGAATCTGAAAGCTGGCGACTACAAAAACGCGGCACGGTCGGCAGGACGCAAGGTTTTTGACCTGACGCTGAAACACATCGAGCACCTGAACCAGGCCGGCGAGAATGCCATGCGCCTGGCCGTGTATCAGTCCATGATCGAATCCGGTCGCAGTCGCAACGAGGCCGCCAGCGCGGCCAAGAATTCAACGGTCAACTTCAACCGCAAGGGCGAATTGGGCCAGCAGGCCAATGCGCTGTGGCTGTTTTTCAATGCCGGGGTGCAGGGCACGGCGGCGATTGCGCACGCGCACGCCAAGGGCAAGCACCGCAAGCAGGCATGGGCTTTTTCCAGCACGCTAATGGGGCTGGGCTACCTTATGTCACTAATGGCGGCAGGCGACGACGAGGACAAGTACGAAAAGACCAGCGAGTATGAGCGTTCACGCAACCTGCTCATCAAGACTGGCGACGGCTATGCGAAGATTCCGCTACCCTACGGCTATGGTTTTTTCTGGAACATGGGCCGGGGCATGGCGGACGCGCAACGCACGGGCGAACTGGGCAAGATGCCGTGGCATGTGGCAAGCAGCTTTGTAGAGGAATTCACGCCCTTCGGCTCAACGGTGGCGGGCAAATCGTTGGACGGTTTGCAGCTTGCTACTTACGCCTTTGGCACCATTCCCAGCATCATGCTTGCGCCACTCACAAACAAGTCAGCGTTTGGTGGTGATTTCATGCCAAACAGCAAGTTCGACCCGCACCAACCCGACAGGGAGAAAATGTACCGCGCCACACGGGGCACCCTGGCCGACGATGTGGCCGGGGCGCTGGAATCCGCTGGGCTGGACGTGTCGCCGGAGACGGTCAAGCACTTGGCGCGAACCTTCACGGGCGGGGCGGGGTCGTTCGCCCAGTCTGCCGTCGATCTGTCGATTCTCAAGACTTCCGGGGCTGATGTCGAGGTCAAGGAAATCCCGTTTCTGCGCAAGTTTTATACCGTGCCCGACGTGCGCGGGGCACGTTCCCGGTATTACGAGGCGAAGGACGAAGCCACCAAGGCGCTGTCTGAGCTCAACCGCGCCCGCAAGGCGCTAGATGCCAACAAGGTTGGCAAGTTAGTCGATGAGCAGTACGAGATGATCCGCATGGCGAAGCTGGCCGAGCGGTGGAGCAAGATGACCGGCGCAGCCCGCGATCGGACGGATGCTATCCGCCTGACTGGCACCTACACCAAGGCCGAGGAACGCGCCATGATTCGCCAGATGGAGCGCGAGGAAGAAGCGATGTACGACGAGTACATGGGCTATTTCAAGGAGGCGAAGCGGGAGGCCAAGACCAAGGCGACGCGACGGGCTGAGACGGCACAATGACAAAGGGGCGCATGATGCGCCCCTTGCCGGTCAAACCGACCGTCTAGCTATTCCCCAGCGCCTTCGGCCAGATAGGTCAAGGCTTGCGATGCGGGCCTGAGCAGGTTGAACATGCGGACATTGTGCGGCTCCGACGATTCGGCCAGCAAGACCAAGAGCGACCCGACATAGTTGGCCGTCTGCTGGATGGTTTCATTCTGGCTATCGGTGTCGATCAGCGGATTGGTGGTGCTCATGCTGCACCCCCTGCCACGAAACACATCATGCCGCCTGGCGTGAAGGGAACCTACAACCGGCACGCCTATGATAATGAGCGCCGGGTGTGGCTCACTCGCCTGTCTGAGCACATTGAATCGCTGGTTGAATCCTCCCGGTAGCCTGCCGGTTTGCTCCTCCTGCCGACGTGTTGGGCGGTGGTGGGAGGTCAGACACCGGACGTGTCTCGGCCCAGTCCTCAATTTCCCTGACCAGCCAGCCGGTTCGCCGCCCGGAAAGCTGGCGCGGCTTGGGAAAGCGCGAGGCACGTATTTCGCTCTTAATGGTTGATTTGGACAGCCCGACAACCTCCGGCAGCGTGTCCATGGTGATGTAAAGTGGTTTCATTAGAAAGGCACCTCGTCCCACTTCCATTCGGGGCACCCGGACAGCTTGACCTCGGGCGGCGGCTCGACGCCACCTGCCCGCTTGCAGCCACGACCGTCAAACGCATCGCAGGAACCGCATCCGGTGTGGATGGACTCCAAGAACGTGATTTCCTGCTTGAGCGCCTTGACGCGCTTGGCGATTTCTTTCTTGGTCGTGTATTGGGCTTCGCTCATGCCGTGCTCCCGTCGATCTGGTTGAGTCGGGCGAACTGGCCGTGCAGCCGGGTTGCCGCTTCGTTGTAGGCGCGTGCCGCTGCAATCTCGCTGTCAAACAGGCCAATGTGAATCTTCTTGCCCAGCTTGGAGATTTGCGCCACCCATGCCTTGCGGGCAGCCTTGAACGAGACGCCGAGATAGGCCGACGTGGCGCCACTGGCGCTGGCTTTGTTGGCGGCGTTGTCGTGGGCGGTGGCAAGGCGCAGGTTCTCGATGCGGTTGTCGGTCTTGTCGCCGTTGATGTGATCCAGCAGGCAGGCCGGGTACTCGCCGTGGTGCAGCGCCCAGACGATGTGATGGGCTTTCATACGACAGCCGTCAATCTGGATGTCGTTGTAGCCGCCCGTGCTTGACCGGCCTGCTTCCTCGCCAACAACGGCACGAGTGGCCATGGGATCGGGGCGCTTGATCCAGTACAAGCGGCCAGCGTCGCAACGCAGCACTCTATGCAGGCGTTCGATGGTGGGGCGCGGCTTCATGCTGTTTTCCTCCAGTTGAATTTGGCATCCGTGACTTGCCAGTACTTGCCACTAAGTTTCACGGTGATGGTTTCTGGTTGAGGAATCCGCTGTTCTTCGGCCTGCATCAAGAATTCCTCGATGGTCTGGGCAGCAACAATCCCGCGCTGCCAGCACCAGGCGATGTAGTGTTTTTTCACGTAGCTGCGATCATCGAGTATCGGCAACCACTCCGAAAACGTGGAAGGCCCGCACCAGTACGTCACCTTGACCGAATCAGGCTTGCCGATCTTCGAGTAGCGCTCGTACTCGACGCGATCCACGGTGTAGGTGCGCGGCTTTTCCAGCGCGGCCACCACCACGGCATCAGCGGCTTCGGTGCCGTGCTTGGCTGTCTCGTTCTCCGGGAACAGGTTGCCGCACTCGGGGCACTCGCGCACACCGGCATGCACCAGCGCCTGACAGTTAGGGCACTCCTTGACCGGGGCCACGCTGACGCCTTCGCCTTTCTCAGACTTGCGCTTGACCTTGATCTGGTCGATGGGGCCGTGGCGCTCGACGTTCCCGGCGAAGTCCAGAATCAGGGTGTTCTCCTTGCAGGCATGCTTGCGCAGGCCGCGTCCCATGATCTGCACATACAGGCCGGTGGATTTCGTCGGGCGCAGCATCACGATGCAGTCGATGTGCGGGGCATCGAACCCGGTCGTCAGCAGCATGGCGTTGAACAGGATGCGCGTGCGCCCTTCCTTGAAGGCGTTGATCTTGGCGTCACGCTCAGTCGGGGTCATGTCGCCGGTCACGTAGTCCGCCGTCCATCCACGGGCACGGCAGGCATCGGCACAATGGGCGGCGTGCTCCACGCCAGCGCAGAAGCCAAGGATGTGGTTGCGGTCGTGGGCGTAGCGGCCCACTTCATCCAGTGCGCCTTGAATCAAGTAGTCCTTGTCCATGGCCTGCTGCAATTCATTGGCCACGAACTCCCCGCCACGGGCATGCACGTCGGACAGATCGGCCTTGGTGGCGCCGTTGCGGGCCACCAGTGGGCACAGCCAGCCGTCTTTGATTAGATCGCCAACACCGGCCTCGTAGGCGATGTCGGTGAATACCCGGTGCTCGCCTTCGGTCAAGATGCCGGAATCCATGCGGTACGGCGTGGCCGTCAGTCCGATTACCTTGAGGAACGGGTTGTGCTGTCGCAGGCCGGCGAGGAAACGACCGTACATGGTGTCCGAATTCTTGGACAGCAAATGCGCCTCGTCGATGATGACCAGATCTGTACCGGCAAACTTGGTGGGCATCTTATGGATGGACTGGATACCGGCCACGGTGACTTGATGCTTGGATTTCAGGCCAAGACCGGCAGACCAGATGCCGATGGGCGCTTCCGGCCAATAGCGAATGATGGCCTGCGCGTCCTGGGCGATCAGTTCCTTGACGTGCGTGAGCACAACAATGCGAGTGGTCGGATAGGCGTCGATGGCTCCATGGATGAACGCGGCCAGAGTCAGCGACTTGCCGGCACCCGTGGGCAGAACGATCAGCGGGTTTCCGTCTCGCGTGCGGAAGTAGTCATACAGGGCGTCGATGCTGGCCTGTTGGTATGGGCGCAATATCGGCTTCATGCTACGTGCGCCAATGATCCATGACGCTTGATATTCCGCACAAATCTCGAACTGATGCCTGCTTTTCACAGCCGTCTATGCTGCACTTATTCATGCCTTCCCTTTTTTCTGAATTTCATTGATAGTTTGTTCCCGATGTGCCACCCATTGCAGGTCTGGCACCGATACACGCTGACTCGCGATTCCTCGCTGCCACGTGACCGCTTGGCGATGCTTCTGGCCAGCGTGACGCTTTCGTATCGGCGCTTGCCGGTGCACCGCGCGGATTGCCTGATCTCATCTTGCTTAGTCTTCTTGGCCATGGGTATCGAGGATTTCTGTATTCATCATTAACCCGCAATCGTTCCGTTGAACTCGATACAGAATTTCTTAATCTCAGGGTCGCAAATAGCCCGGTGATCTTTTGCCGCGCTGATTTCCTTGCTGGCGTAGATGTACTGCTGCAAGGGAAGATCGGCAGGCAGCGCCGTCGACTCGTCGGTGACGATGAATTGCTTGGCCGGGTCATCCTTGCGCTGGAACATGATCCAGCCGTCGCCAGCATCTAGCGGTTCGGCATAGGTCAGCAGGGACGGTAGCGGCAGATGGTTGACGCACCCGGCACGCTGGGCATGAACCGGGATTTCCCGGCTGTGTTTCGCGCACGACCAGCGGCCATCGCCTTCGCGCTCTGGCGTGGAATGCACGCACGTCCTACACGACAGGGCCGGCGTCCGGTGGCCGTGGCACACGTCATTGTGTGAGCACCAGTTGCAGATGTAGAACTTTGGATCGTTGCTGATCGGGGGCGGCGGCTCGGCGGCGAAGATGATGCTCTCGGCCTTGGCCTGAATCTTCTCGAATTCCACCTGATCGAACTCGATGCGCTCCGAGTACAGTTCGTCGGTGTCCTTGTTCACGGCAAGGTACAGGGCGCGATCCATGCCCGACTTGCCCATGTACCACATCATCTGCGCGTAGTGCACGGGCTTGGCCTTCTTTACGCCGCCCTTCTTGAGCGTGCCGAACGACTTGGCCGAATGGGTCTTGAATTCCAGCACGTGCCACTTCTGGCCGCCTGTCGGGATGCCAACGGCGCAGCCATCCATGTGCCCGCGCATGTGCCCGCCGTGGTGGGCAAAGCCGAATTGTTTGCCGGTGGCTGGATCAACGTCATGCACCGTGGCGCCGATGGCGCGAAGGTCTGCGACGAAACGCGGCTCGGCCAGGTGCCCGGTCTGGAACAGGCGCAGCATGCGCCCGTCGAACTTCTGTGTGCCGGCCCAGCGGAAGGCGTACCACAAGGCGCGTTTGCATTCGTTTCCGATGCTGCTTGCGCCCAGATAGGTGCGGGCCTTTTCGGTTTCTCCACGCTTCTCGTACTGCTCGTAGATCGCTGCGACCACTGGATCGGTGAAGTCGGAAATGTCAGGCATTGGGCGTCTCCGGTGTGTAGATGTGCTGGAGGTAGTCAGCCTGTGAGCATCCTTGGTGACGGCCGACGTACAGGTCTTTCGCCTCGCTCTTGATCGCAGCAAACAGGTTGTCCAGCAGTTCGGCCTGGGCGTCCATGGTATTGACCATGGAGCTTACGGCAGCGATGCCCAGCGACAAGCTGCGTACCAGCGCAGTCATGTTGTCGGGCGTCTTGTTGGCCTCGGCATGCTTGAGCATGTCGATGACGGTAATTCCATAATCCATCGTTCAGTCCCTCGTTGTTCGTGGCTTTGGCTGCCCGTCTCTCCCGGCTGTCACGCTGTTGCCCGCGTTTGGCTGAGAATCAGAGATCGCCCTGGGGGCTTTTTGACTCGACTTCAAGCATCGACAGGTACGAGTCCTGAAGCATCGACAGGTACGAGGCCAGGTCGATGCGGCGAAACATCACCACTTCCTCATCGTTTCCGGCTCTGGAAAACTGGCCGAACATCGCTGCCTCGTCCCATTCGGCATCTGACATGTACGGAGGCGTCTGTGTTGGGCTGGCCGTGTGGCGGATCATGATGCGTTCCTTTCAGGGTCAAGAATCAGCCAGTCCTCGGCCAGCATGTCGGTCTGGCTGGCAAGCCAGCCCATGAGGATTTCGCCGGTTGCGGTTTTCATGGTTCGGTGTCAGTCACCAGATAGATGCGGGTCTGGGTGCTCATGCTGTGCCCTCCGCTGCTTCCGGGGGCAAAGCACGAACGCGCTCGGCTTCGGCTTCGCGTGCGGCTGCCTCGTTATGGGCCTGCTCGGCGTCCTGCAAGGCTTGCAGGGCCACGCTGCGCATGGCGGTGTAAAGCTGCTCCACGCGCTCATGCGGCAGCTTGCCCAGTCCTTCCAGCAGCAGATTGACCTGCTGGAAATTCAGGGTGTAGTTGATCGGCACAGAGGCCGGGTTGAATTGTTGCACGTCAATCTCCTATGGAAGTTGGCGGCCTACTCGCTGCACCGGATGGCCAGCACCGGGAACCCCCAGTGCGCCGGCATTCGCTTTCGGCCTTGTTGGGTTAGCGTGCCCAGGGGGGCGTGCCAGCGGCGGCAGCCGGTGCGGCAGCGGGGGCAGCTTGGCCAGACCACGGGGCACCACCGGAAGCAGTCGGCGCAGCAGAGCCAACGGATACCGGCCTGTACTTCTTGATGATGTTGCTCTCGCGCTTGCGGTCGTCGATCTCGACAGCCACGGTAATGAGCATCGGCTTGTTGTGCAGTTCAGCCGAGTTGCTGGGCTTGATGACATTCACAGCGCGGCAGATGGCGCCCAGTTCGCGCTGTGCAATATCCACGGCGGTCTGGTTCGGATTGACAAGGTTCAGACGTGCCCACAACTTGCGCCCTTTCTGCTGGCCGTCCAGCACTTCAAAGGTGAATTGCAGGAACTGGCCGGTGCCTGACTTGGTGGGCTTCATTTCGGAAGCGGTGGCAATCACCACGTATTGCCCTTCGGGCAGCGCGGAGAACTCTTGTTGCTCGGGTACTTGGGAGGCGTCAAAGCCTGCGAGATTGGCCATCATTCGATCCTTTCGTTATGGCAGTTGGTAAAAAGTTAATGAAATCTCAATCATTCAGGCAGCAGAAGCCGCCAGAGCGTTTGCAAAAGCGTTCCAGTCCAGCGGCAGCGAGGCCGGCAGGTTGTAACGGTTCTTTGCCAGATAGGCCGGCATTTCCTGTGTGTACAGAAGGCGCTCGCCCGTGGTGATACCGCGATTGACCTGCTTGTTGAAGCCGACCTCATCTTTCTTTACGATGGTGCGGTAGTTGGCGAACAGGACGGCATCGGCCCATTCCTGCAACAGCGCAGAGGCACGCGATTGCAGCTTGGGTTGGTAGCGGTCATACGGTTCGACCTCGGGCGAATCGAAACGCTTGATCTCGCAATGCCCGATGATGATGACCGCCATGTTCTTGTCGTTGCGCAGGGCGTTGAAGCCGTCCAGAACCTCGCGCCACTTGTCTGCCAGGAGCAATGCACCCTTGCCGTAGGCTAGTTCCTTGGCGTCATGCTTGGCTTCGATCTCTTGGACGAGGATGCTTTCAAGCCAGTCTGCCGAATCCAAAACCACGGACTTGTAATCATGCGGCTCGGTGTAGAGTGTGCGAATCGCCTCCATCACGTCGGCGCTGGTCTTGGCCAGCGGGAAGCTGCTGGTGTCAATGCTGCCCAAGCCATCCTCCGTGCAGATGAAGATGGGATCTGACGCATTGGCGGCAAACGTGCTCTTGCCGATGCCGTGTGTGGAGTACATAAAGATGCGCGGGGCGTGAATCATTTTGCCCTTGCGGATAGAGTCAAGGTTGAATGCCATCGGTCGTTCCTTTCGTTGATGTGCCGCGTGAGCGGCGGTTGTTTGCCTGTTCTGCCCGCATCGCCTACTCCGTGATGATTCGTGAAGGCTCGACGTTGTGTTCTGGCGCCGTGTCCTCAATGGTTTCGTATCGCTTGACATTGCCAAGGATCGACTCCAGCAGGACTAACACCATCTGGTGCGCTTGCGCTTCAGGCTCTACCTTGTCGCCAAAGTCAGCAGACACGGTTACGGATTCGCCGTCGTCGGCTATGGTGATTGATGCAGTAGCCATTACGCAGCCTCCTTTTGCATGGAATAAAACAGGTCGTGCAGGCATTTCAGCTTTCCGTCTGGAAGGCGGGTGATGAGGTCAATATGCCCTTCGATTTCACACCAGCAGTCCGACACCAGCATCACGCCGAAGCGTGAGAAATTCTTGATCGGTTGCCTCAAAAGCCACTCCATTTTCTGTCCGATTGAGTAAATCTCAACCTTACAGGCGTGACAATGCTCATCGGCAAGCAGTCCCTGATAACGGCGCTCGGCAGCCAAGTAGCCCTCCAGCGGCCAGAGCTTTCCGCGGGCATCGTCATGGGCCAGACTCTCGCCCAGTTCCTGATCGAAGTCAGCGGGATTGACGCAAGCCGACTGGCCCAGCACCGTGAAGCCATTGACCATCTTGATGGCGCAGATGGTGGTGGTCGTGCCGGGCATCCGATGGTAGGCCACAGTATCAATACGAAGGTCGATTGACTGATTGGTGACGGCGCTCATGCTGCGACCTCCACGGGCTTGACCTCAACGGCGGTCTTGGCGGGTGCCACGGTGATGGGTAGCAGCTTGTAGATGTCGGGCTGGTTGTCGGACAACCACTTGACGCCCTTTTCATCCAGTTTAGGCTCGGACTTGACGGGGTGCATTTCGGCGGGAATCTGGGCCTTGATCGTCTCCCAGGTTTTCCAGTCCATTTTGCGGCTGATCTTGCCGGTGACAGTGATCTTGAATCCGGTGACATCCACGGTCTTGGCGCCTTCGTCGCGCTTGCCGGTTAGCGCCACGATCTGATCTTCGATGGCGATGCGTTCGGCGTTGGCCTTCTGCTCGGCTTGCTTGGCTTTCAGCCAGTCGGCGCATAGTTGCTCGATCGTCTGGCTCATAGCGTCATCCCCGCATTGCGCCACGCAGTACGGACGCGCAACAACGGCGGCATGTGCCGGTAGATGCGCAGATAGTACATAAAATCGGTCAGAAATTTCTTCACTTTCGCTCCTTCGTTGGTTAAGGGAAACTCAATCATACATGGCGTTGAGAAAAACTCAACCATCGGAACGAAAAAAAATTATATAGCGTTGAGTCTGGTTGGTTAAATCAGGCTCTTGCGGATGGTAATTTCTGTCACCAGGCCAATGATTCTGACGCCTTCATCCATGCGGTAGGTGGGGAACCGGATGTCGTCGGCGACCAGCAGATCGTCGCCGCCTTCACGCACGTACTTGCGTAGCACGGGTTCGCTGGCTTTGCTGATAACGGCCAGCACGACTTGCCCAGACTCGGGCACATGGGCCTTGCTGATAACGGCATAGCACCCGGTCGGGCAGGCGCTGGACAGCGCATCGCTGGCCACCAGCATGGCCGCTGCGGTTTGTGGCGGATAGGCAACAGCGGTTTGCAGCAGTTCCACCACAACATCCCAGTGCCAGCGGGCCATTGCAGATGCTGGGACAACGGGAACAGTGAAGATCGTGGCTTCTTGCTTGTTGCCAATGGCGGCCTGCTTGCCGCTGTCCACGCCCAGTAGCCAGTCGCAACTGACATGATACCAGCGGGACAGTTCGGCCAGCGCGGAGGCGGAAGGCTCGGTCTTGCCCTGCTCCCATAGATTGATGGCGGAGGCGGATAAGCTCATGTGTTTGGCGGCATCCCGTTGGGTGATTTCGGGGGTGATGGCCTGACGTGCAGCACGCAGGCGCTGGGCAAGTACGGGTTTCATAGGTCGCTCCTTCGGTCGCTCGTTCAGTTATTTTCATGCGTTTGGTCAGTATAAAGAAATACTCAGCCTTGGCAATATGGCGATTTCTGTATAACATTGAGTTTTTCTCAATCGAAAACGTGAAATGACCAGAACAGACGAACCCATCGGCTACACGGTGGAAGGTATTTTGGCGATGGCCGGGGGGCGCGGTGCCGTGGCGACGAAACTAGGCATTTCTGTTCAGTCGGTGGTGAAGTGGGAGCGGCGCAT